AGAAGCAATACAACAGATTTTGCCGCACTACGAAAAGGCGGTGGTTATCACATTGGAGGAATTGGAAACTTTAAAATTAGCGGAATGAAAGTAAAGGAATTAAGACCGACAGTAGTAACCTATTGCGATTATTGCGAAAAGGAAATACAACCACCTTACCATTCGTTTGTTTTTAAAGATCAATCGCGTGTTGATCTTTGCTCTTCAATAAAGCATATTGGTGAAAAATCATGTAAGGACAGGTTTTTTGAAGAAGAAAGATTTAAACCTAAAAACGATAAACCATGAAAGACCAAAAACAAGAACTCGCCAAAATGGAGCGAGTGGAGAAAAGACGCGTGATTATAGCGGTAATCATTGGAATTATATTCGTCGTGTTCGCACTTAACAACGTGCCGAAAGACCCGAAACCAGAAACCGAAAAACCAAATAATGAGCGCCCGACGCAAGAACATTATAAGCCGCTTCATTGGTATTTATATCCAGATAGCACAGAAGGAACGCTCCCACATCATCCAATCACACACGAGAAAGGAATATTAATCGAATCAATATGAGACTATACAACATCTACATCCGAGAGGAAAAGCAAAACGCGCATCCGGTGCAAGCATCGAGCGAAGACCAACTGAAGGCGTTTATTGAAATCGGTCTTCAACTCGATTTGTCTATGGTCGAGGTACGGCCGTTTGAAACGATCAAGCCGTCCGATTTGACATTTGAGAAAACATCGCATAATTCATTCGTGACGATCAATAAAGACGGTGAGCAGATGTACACTTGTTACATCGAGAAAGGCGAAACGGTTTCCTATATCGACAAGGATGGAATCTGGGACAACAACACGCGAACGCCGCTAGAATGGTTCCGATTGATGCCGAATTTTAATTTAACGTTTTGATTTATGAAAAGATTAACTCCAGCACCAGCGTTCGATTGTAGGGATTTTCGGACGGCAATTGATAACATCTGTACAAATGAGTTCACGGATCCAATGCAAGCGATACAAGCGCGTATCTACTTCTACCGTCGTTTGCTCGACATGATGCCGTCCGAGGTTGCGAAAATATTCGACCTTCACCCGAAAACGATCAACGAAATCGCGTTCAAGATTGGATCCAATAAATCGGCTCAGATCGTTTACCATGAAAACGGATTAATGGCCCGATTTCCGAGTTATCACAGGGCGCGATTAATTCAGCACCGCACAATGATAAACAACCGAACTTTTTAATTATCTTTGACACGTTCCTTTTCGCCAGTCCTTGGCGGTTTCGAACGTGTTTTTTTTTAGATAGCTGGCCGAAACCCCTTTTCGCGCCAGCTTGAAAAAACCCTCAATAAAAAAGCACATGGAAAATCAATTCACCCCTTTGTCATTCAAAGAAAAACGGATGCTGTTGTTTTGGCGCAACAAGGAACACAAGCCCGACACGAACACTATCTCAGGACGGTTTAATCTGAATCATTACAAACGAGTTAAAGCCGCGCGCAATGGATAATCAAATCGAAAACGTCTTAATTGAGTTGTGCGGTCGTTCGGGCGCCGTGTTTATAGCTGAGTACTTCAAACGAATCGAACAACCGTTCACGGTGTCCAGGTTCAAGAAAATCACAATTGAAGAACTGCTCGACGGGTGGATTTCCATGAATACGGTTATTCAGATCCAGAAAGCGCAAATTTTAATCGATCAACAATGAATCTAAGAAACCCACTACCCAACATCCTTGTAATGCTACTTGCCACGATTGGAGCAATCTTGGCAATTATTTACTTCAACAGTTAAACCAATCGGAATAATTTGTATATTTGGGGTGTAGTTTCGGTCTGACATTATAGAAACTAGAGGTACTATTTAACCCTTACTTTGAAATTGGAAGTCAGACCCCAACGGATAAGTGAGGGTTTTTTATTTAGTAAAAAATTGATAAGTGGAAAAGCATTTTAATTTTCAAGAATTATTTGAAATAATCAGTTCTTCAACCAACATCGAGTTAAAGATGAAAAAAGGTGGTAAATCAAAGATGGCTGATGGCGGTATGCCAATGGCTGACGAAAGAATGCCTATGCGAGCCCCTATGAGAGCTCCTATGGGCACAATGCCTGCAAGAGGAATGCCTATGCGTCCTCGTGGTCGTGGGGCTATGCCACCTGCTATGTCTCCTGCTATGATGGCTCGTAAGAAGGGTGGCGAAGTAGAGTCTCCTAAAATGCACAAGTCTGAAATGAAAGAAATGGGAAAGATTGAGAAAGAGCTCAAACATCATGAAAGTATGAAGGCATCTAAGGCTCATAAAGGCTTAAAATCAGGCGGAATGTATCGTCCTACAGTAGGTGGATTGCTTTCTGAAGGTAAGCCACATAGTAGAGGTACGACAGGCGGTATGGAAGGTACAGGCTACAAAAATGGCGGTGCTTTAAAGCCAAAAATCAACGTGCAGGATAAGGTTGTTGGAGCAAAACAAACCAAGTCTTTTAACACCAAATCAGGTGGCGTTGAAGGTGTAGGATACAAAATGGGAGGCACTGTGCCTAAAAGCGTTGCAAGTCGTTATGTAAATAACATCAAAGATGGTAGCCATCCAACTAAAAAGGTTGGTAAAACAGGTAGCATTAAACAAGCTCCTGCAGGCTACAAAGATGGTGGACACGTTGCAATGTCTTGTAAAGACGGTGGTGGTTTTACTGCCATGAAGAAAATGTCTAAGTGCTAATAAAGGTAGGGTAGGGAAACCTACCCACTTTTTAATTTTAGAGGAGTTTATATGGCTGATGCAGTCACAAGTCAAACATTGTTAGATGGTGAGCGTTTAGCAATCATGAAGTTTACAAACATCAGTGATGGCACAGGTGAAACTGCCGTTACAAAAGTAACCGTTTCAAGTCTTGCATCAAGTAATGCAGGAAAAGCATGCACAGGTGTAGCAGTATCAAAGATTACTGCAGTTTGTCATGGTTTGGAAGTCCGTATGTATTGGGATGCTACGACAGATGTGCCGTTTTTTCTATCTAATGTAAACAGTAACTATACAAATGATTTTTCTTATTTTGGTGGAATAACAAATAACGCAGGCACAGGAAAAAATGGCAATATTGTTTTTTCAACATCAGATGCTACTGCAGGCGATACATACTTTGTTGTTCTTGAAATGATTAAATCCTACGCATCGTAATATGCCAAGCAAATCTAGGGCTCAACACAACTTGATGGAAGCTGTGGCACACAGCCCTAAGTTTGCAAAGAAGGTAGGTATACCGCAGTCGGTAGGAAAAGATTTTGCAAAAGCAGATGAAAAAAAGAGTTTTAAAAGTGGAGGGCTATATGCCAATATCAATGCAAAGCGTAAAAGAATTGAAGCAGGTAGTGGAGAGCGCATGCGTAAGGTTGGGAGTAAAGACGCTCCAACTAAGCAAGACTTTATTGAATCCGCTAAAACAGCTAAGAAAAAAGATGGTGGCAATGTCTCTTTGGCTGTTGGGCGTGGTGAAAAGCTTTCGACAAAAGAAGGCGCAGGATTAACTGCTAAAGGTCGTGCTAAGTACAACCGTGAAACAGGTAGCAATTTAAAAGCTCCACAGCCACAAGGTGGAGCAAGAAAAGATTCGTTTTGTGCAAGAATGTCAGGTGTTGTAAAGCATGCAAAGGGTGATGCCCCAAGAGCAAAGGCATCATTAAAAAGATGGAAGTGTCCGAATTGGTAAGGGATAAGAATGAGCACAAGTGGCACAGTCAGCACAACAGTAATAACTGTTCAGAATCTAATTGATAGTGGAGCTCGTCGTGCAGGAAAGCTTGCTGAGGAGTTAACATCTGAACAGGTAATGGCTTCTAAGCAAAGCCTTTATTATGTGCTGTCCAATTTAACGAATATTGGCATTAACTATTGGGCTATCCAAAAGAATGTTATTGGGTTATATCCTGACCAATATCAATACACTTTGCCTGTAGGTACAAATGACGTTCTAAACGCCAATTATCGTACTGTAACGATTAATACGCAGGGTGCAAACGCATCCTCAGGAACTGTTTCAAACGCCTTTGATGGGATATATACCAACATATGTCAATTAACGACTAATACAGGGTATATTGCTATTAATAACGGCACTAATAGCCCTATTTACATGACTACAGTAGGCATATTGCCTGCTATAACAGGAACTGTAAACTATTCTATACAGTCTTCTCAAGATAATAGTACATGGACGACTGTTTTAACGCCAACAACAACAAGTTGGGTAGCAGGAACATGGATTTATAACGACCTTGACCCATCTAAATCTGCTCCTTATTGGCGAGTTAAGCAAGCGTCAGGGTCAAATATGGGCGTTTATCAGGTCATCTTTGGCTCAAATCCGACAGAAATACCATTAGCTCGTATGAATCGTGATGATTACACGAATTTGCCAAATAAGAACTTCCTAAACAACTATCCACTACAGTATTGGTTGAATCGGACTATTCCACAGCCAACCATGACTCTTTGGCCCACACCTAATATTTATTCACCACAAATTGTAGCGTGGTGCTCACGGTATATCCAAGATGTA